CAAAGCTGTAGAACTCTATAGAGAACACATGGCTGATAGGATTGTAGCTGAAAGAAACCAAGGTGGCGATATGGTTCGTCACACATTACACACAGAAGATGAAACAGTCCCAGTAAAGCTCGTACATGCATCCAGAGGGAAGATGGCACGGGCTGAACCTGTATCTGCTCTATATGAACAGGATAAGGTTAAACACGTAAGAGGACTTAATGACTTAGAAGATCAGATGGTACAGTGGGAACCTCTAGGGTCCATAGGCTCACCAGACCGTCTTGATGCTTTAGTTTGGGCTATAACGGACCTCTCATTGAATGGCTACGCAAAACCTACGCTGAAACTAGCGTATAGTAGCGCCAAAGGATTAAGGTAATGGTTAAGAAGCTCTCAGAAACAGAGGCCAAGAAGATATTAGGTGTAGCTGGTGATAACACCTACAATGGTCAGATACGGGCTGATGAGTTTCTACCTGAGTTGCGTGGCAAGAAGGCCATACGCAAGTACCGTGAGATGAGAGATAACGACAGTACTATTGGTGCTGTTATGTATGCTACTGAACAAGTCCTTCGGGATGTAGATTTAAAGGTGATGCCAGCCAATGATAGTACAGAAGCTAAAGAAGAAGCTGAGTTCGTTAAGTCTGTACTTGATGATATGGACCATACCCTTGATGACCATATTGCTGAGTCCTTATCGAATTTGTCGTATGGCTTTGCTTGGTTTGAAGTCATATATAAAAGACGTATTGGCCCTACTGAAAGAAGTGATAAGAGGCGTTCTAAGTACACTGATGGACGTATGGGTGTACGCAAGATTGCTATTCGTGCGCCTTGGACAATCTCTAGGTTTGATGTAGATCAGCAGACTGGTGATGTCAAAGGTATTTATCAGGATGGGTCGGGCTATAACAACTCTAATTATATACCTACTCGCAAAAGTCTGTACTACCGCACGACAACGATTAATGGTGACCCTGCTGGGCGCTCTATTCTTCGCAATGCTTATACTTCTTATGAATATGTCAATAATCTACAGTCTATTGAGGCCATAGCAGTTGAGAGGGAACTTGCTGGTATTCCTGTTGCCCGTATTCCTGCTGAGTACTTGTCAGGGGATGCAACAGCCGCCCAATCTGGATTTGTCAATAACCTGCAATCTATTCTCAGGGATGTCAAGTTCAATGAGCAGGGATACATTATTCTGCCTTCCGACACCTATCCCGATAAAGACGGAGCGCCTACCAACCAGAAACTGGTAGATGTTGAGCTTATGTCATCTAGTGGTAGTCGTAATATTGACATTGACCCTATTGTAAGACGTTACCAGCACGATATTGCTCGTAGTGTCCTTTCTGAGTTTCTTATGCTTGGTGGTGGTAATACTGGCTCTTACGCCCTCTCCAAGAGTAAGACAGACCTGTTCCTTCGTGCATTAGAGAGTTATATCCAAGCTATTGTTGATGTCCTTAACAAACAGCTTGTTGAGCGCCTCTGGGAGTTGAACGGTCTGAACTATGACCTGATGCCAACTATTGTAGCTGGTGATGTAGCTCCACATGACCTACGTGAGATTGCAGCATTCCTACGGAACTTGAATGGGGCAGACATCAACGTAAGTGATCATCCAGAAGTTATACAGGATCTGATGGATATAGCTGAACTAAGATATGATGCAGATGCCACACCAACACAATCTGAACAACAGGAAACTGAATAATGGCAACTTTAAATAATAGGGTGTTTGATAACGGACTTAGCGTTTTAGACACGGAAGCAAATAAAATCCTAGTGACCTCTCAGGAAGCTACAACATACACTGAAGCTAATGCAACTTATGCTTTAGGTAACTCAACATCTCTTTCTATTGGCGCACCCGCTGATCGTAGCGGTGGTGGTCGTGAAGTAACTGTAGCAGCTATTTCTGATGGCTCTGTAACAGGTACAGGTACAGCTACTCACTTCGCTATTGTAGATACTTCAAATAGTCGTTTGTTAGCTACTGGATCTCTTACGGCCTCACAAGCAGTTACATCTGGTAACACATTCACGTTAGGTGCATTCACTATCGGTATTCCTGATCCAGCTTAAGGGTTAGTTCTATGAGTAGCAGAATACTTAAGGAAAGTAGTGATCTTCTACTCACTGAGAATAGTGAACCGTTTATTAATGATAATTTTATTTCCGCTGATGGGTTTGTAACAGGTAGTCCTGAGCTACAAACTACCACACTAGCTCATATTTATAACTTCACTACTTCTGATGTCATCACAGGAAATCCAACAGTCTCCAATGCCAACATGGCAGAAGATGAGACTTTCCTAGCTGACAATGTAATTACAGGCTCTCCTACATTAGCTACCACAGCGATAGTCCAAGACCAAGACTTAACCTGTAATTCTATTGTAACTAGCTCCCCTATACTGGCTACTACAGCAATAGAACAAGAGCATGATTTAACTCTTACTTCTGTTGTTACTAGCAACCCTGTTATAACTAATGTTAATATAGCTGAAGATCAGGCATTCTTAGTAGATAATGTTGTTAGTGGCAACCCTGTCGTTTCTTCCTCAGTGTTTACTAATGTTTATGTATTTACAACGGGTGACGTAGTTACAGGTAATTCTGTAGTATCAGACACTGCAATAAACCAAGAACATGTACTTAGCTCTAATAGTATAGTCACTGAAGAACCTGCTTTAGATACATCTGCAATTAATCAAACGCATGTTCTATCTGGAGACGTACTAGAAACACAAGATCCTGTTGTTGGTTCACCTTATTATAATGCAGCTTTAGCTAGATCTGTTTCATTAACTGCTGACTCATCTAACAGTGTTACAATAGAAGAGATAGAGAATAACTCAGCTATCATAACTGAACTTTCTAATGTTATAGTATTAGGTCTCTCTACCAACTCTTCTAATCTAAATAACCCCGCTAACGATACAACTATTAACAGCCCAATCAATGAGGTAGCCTAATGGCTTTTACGATTAAGAAAGGGGATACGTCTCCTTCAATACAATCTACACTCAAGGACTCATCGGGAGTAGCTGTTAATATAACTGGAGCTACAGTTAAACTTCACATGAAGGCAGTAGGATCTAGTAGTCTTAAAGTAGACCAAACTATGACTATTGTAGATGCTTCTGGGGGTATTGTTAAATATGATTGGTCATCTTCAGATACAGACACGGTTGGAACTTATTATGTTGAATTTGAGGTAACCAAGGCTGACAGCTCTGTTGAAACATTCCCTAACAATGGCAACGCTGTTGTAGTCATAACCTCGAGTCTTGACTAATGCCAACGTGGACTAGGAAACTCTACGAACATACAGACCTAGCAATCGCTAGGGGTTTTACTGAGGGTCACAAAGCTTTATACAAGTTTGGTTACAACCCAGATGTAAATGGTGAGGAAGAGACTGTTTGGGCGCAAGGTGGTAACTTTCCTTACCCCACAAGTGCTGTTACAATGTTTGTCAGTAGCACAAGTGTAAATGATACCAACGGTGGCACAGGTGCTAACAGTATTCTCATACAAGGGTTAGATGAGAACTACGATGAAATAGAAGAGACAGTTCTTCTTAATGGTCAGACACAAGTAGCTACTCAAAACTCATACCTAAGAGTGTACAGAGCTTTTGTTACTTTAGCTGGTACAGGTGGGACTGCTGGCGGTATAATCTATATAGGTTCTTCTGGTGCTACTGGTGGTGTACCAAATACTACAGTATATGCCAATTTAAGTTTTGGTAATCAGACACAAATAGCTGCTTACACTGTACCCGCTGGTTACACGCTATACTTAGATGACATTAACTTTACCGCAGCGTTATCTCAAGCAAGTAAATTAGTCACTTGTGTTTTTGTTAGCCGTGATTTTGGATCGAATGTCTTCAGATCTAGGTTTATTAATGTGCTACAGAGCAACCAGTTGATTACTAAGTTTGAATACCCACAACCATTTTATGAGAAGACAGATTTAGAGTGTAGGGTTTCTAGTAACACAACAAATAACGCAGTAGCGGCTTCCTTCCAAGGTGTCCTAATCAAGAATACAGCTTAAGGTTACAACATGCCAAAAACAGCCCTCAAGAACAAGATGGAAGCTCATAACAAGAAGTCCAAGTATAAAGTGACTATGCGTATGCTTGAGGCAGTATATGATAGAGGTGTAGGTGCCTACCGTACAAACCCATCTTCAGTACGTCCTAATGTGACTGGCCCTGAGCAATGGGCAATGGCTAGAGTAAATAGCTTCCTTAAGATTGTTACTGGTTCTAAGAAAGCTACACACGATAAAGACCTGCTGCCAGCTTCTCATCCCTCTAGCAGCAAGAAGTCAATAGCTAAAGCTAAACTAGCTAATGATGTCTTCTCTACTGAGATGGAAGCTAGAGCTAGAAGCATGGACATGGGT